ATCAAATCGAACTGTTCCAGGTAACGTTCCAATATGACTATTGGTCAGTTGGCCGTGTTGGTCAAACAGGTCGCGCCGGCGGTGATTAATAAGTAAGGGGTACATCCCCTTACTTTTTTCGTTATTTAAATTGGAGAACCCATGGCCGAGTTATTTGGTTTTGAAATTAAAAGAAAGCAAGAAGAAAAAGCGCTTCCATCATTTGCTCCGAAACAGGACGACGATGGAGCGCTTGTTCTTGCTGAAGGTGGAGCTTACGGCCAATACGTTGATATGGAAGGTGCCATTCGAACCGAGTCTGAACTCGTCTCGAAGTACAGAGAGATGGCTCAACATCCTGACATCGAGTTGGCAGTTGATGACATTATCAACGAAGCGGTTGTGATTGATCCGAAGAAAGAACCCGTATCTTTAAATCTCGACGGTTTAGAACAACCTGACAAAGTCAAGAAACTTATCCTCGATGAGTTCAACACTGTACTCGAGATGCTTGAATTTAATCAGCACGCATACGAAATTTTCCGTAAATGGTATGTCGACGGCAGAATATTCTATCACCTGATGATCGACGAGAAGAATCCAAGAGAAGGTATTCAAGAACTTCGCTATGTAGATCCTCGTAAACTTCGGAAAGTCAAAACTTACAAGAAAAGAAAAGTTTCTCGAGACTCGAACGTTATCATTCCTTCGGTCGGTGAAGAGTTCTATATCTATAATGAGAATGGCTTTGGTAAAGTACCGACTCAGCCGAACTATCAAGATCCTACTACGCAGGGCATTAAGATTGCAGTTGACTCGATCGTCAACGTATCATCTGGGCTTGTTAATGTCAAAGGTGACATGGTTCTCGGTTATCTACAAAAGGCGATTAAGCCTCTTAATCAATTAAAGGCGATGGAAGACTCGTTGGTCATCTATCGTATCTCACGTGCACCCGAACGTCGTATCTTCTACATCGATGTTGGCAATCTACCAAAAATGAAAGCTGAGCAATATCTTCGTGATATCATGACTCGCTTTAAAAATAAGATTGTGTATGATGCCGGAACCGGAGAAATTCGCGACGACCGTAAGCATATGACGATGCTTGAAGATTTCTGGCTACCTCGTCGTGAAGGCGGTAAGGGTACAGAAATCACTACTCTTCCAGGCGGTCAAAACCTCGGACAGATCGACGACATTGTTTACTTTCAACGGAAGCTTTATAAAGCTCTGAACGTTCCGATCTCTCGCCTCGATCCTGAACAAGCTTTTAACTTCGGCAGAGCCACAGAAGTGACTCGCGACGAAGTGAAGTTTGCTAAATTCATTACACGTCTTCGTTCAAGATTTACAGAAGTCTTTAGTAAGATTCTTGAGAAACAATTGATTCTGAAAGGTATCATTACCTCAGAAGATTGGTCAGAATTTAAATCTAGCTTTAAATACGAATACGCCGAAGATAATCACTTCGCCGAACTAAAGAACACTGAAATCCTTCGTGATCGTATCTCGATGCTACGCGACGTTGATGACTACGCAGGCAAATACTATTCACATGAATGGATTCGTCGGAACGTTCTTTATCAGACAGAAGAAGATATGGAAGAGATCGACAAGCAAATTATTGAAGAAATGGATAATCCGCAGTATACTCCTCCACAAATGGGACCAGATGGGCAACAGTTACCCCCTGGAGATGTAGGTACCGAGCCAACTCCAGCTGATGCAACTCCTCCAACAGCAGGTAAACCGAAATCTAATTCTATTCCAAATGTACCAGATTTGGTAAGAAAATAAATACATTATAAATAGTAAAAAGACTTTTGGAGAATTTATATGGATATTGACGAATTGATTGGAGCAACCTTAGATCAACAACCTACTCGATTTGCAAACGCATTCGACGCAATTGTGCGTCAGAAGATTGACGCAAGATTAGAAGATGAGAGTGTTGCATATGCTCAGCAGATGTTCGCCGAACCAGAAGAAATCGATGACGAAGAATCTGATGATGACTTCGACGAAGAAGATTTCGATATCGACGACGAAGAGTTCGAAGATGAGTTCGAAGACGAAGATTTTGATCTTGAAGATTTTGACCTAGAAGATTTAGACACAGAGGAAGAAGACGACGATGGCGAAGACGCTTAAAGATTTCTTAAATGAAAGACAGCTTGGGCCGATGGTCGTCAAGAATCCTGACGAGCAGAAGTTCATTGACAAGCACGCAGTTGCGAAGACTGCTGACCGCAACGGCAATGACGATGAACTCTTTAAGGGTTCGAAGGTCAAGATGGCCGATCGTCCGAAGCACCGTAAGGGCTACAATCCTGGCGAAGACGAAGAAGTATACGAAGAGCTGAAGGGTAATCAGCATAAGATCGATGCCAACAAGAACGGCAAGGTCGATGCGCATGACTTCCACCTCCTTCGGAAGAAGAAAAAGGTTGCTGAAGCGGCTGACGATGCTAAATTAGCTTTCCAGCTTCACATGGCAAAAAAGAGAGAAGAACTTCGTAAGAAGGGACAACTTGCCAAGGAAGAGGCCGAACAAATTGACGAGCTTTCAATTGGAACCATGAAAAGTTACGGCGATAAGAGAGCTAGAACCGCTTTCAGTGGTGGTAGAAAGCCAGGACAATCTGTTGATGCTGGCATAAAAATGAAAAGCAAACAAAGCAACAGTCTATCATTAGCAAGAACTAAAATTAATAGAGCACGTGATACCGGAAGTACTGTTCTTAATAAAGAAGAAGTCGAGCAAATCGACGAGCTTTCGCCAAGCACAATGGGATCTTATGCTAAGAAAGCAGCAGCAGACTTTACAGCCCGTAAACCGAAGATGGGTTATGACGGCCAACTCAAGAAGATGCAGAATCGTAAAGTTGGCGTCAATCGCGCGCTTGATAAAATGTACGGAGAAGAAGTCGAAGAGTTAGACGAACTATCACACGATACACTTCGCCGATATAGAATGAAATCAAAGTCTATTGCAGATAATGAAGGACCTTTGAACTATCGCGAAAAGGGTCGTGAACTGGCTGGCCGTAAGTCATACGGCGGTAGAATGGCAGGTATTGAAAAAGCCAAAGTAATGGCCAAAGAAGAAGCTGAACTCGAAGAAAAACTCGACATGAAGAAAGCTTCGATGGGAACTGTAGTCAAGGATTTTCAAAAGTCTGATGCTCCTCAGTTCCAAGGTAAGTCACAGAAGAAGCGTCAAGTGATGGCAGTTGCAGCTAAGCTGACTGCTGAACGTGGCAAGCTGCCAATGAATAAAGAACAGCGTCTACTTGTTAAACTAGATGATCTTGCAGAAGTACATAAGAGAACGATGATATCGGTCTTCGAAAAACTTAACGAAGATAATCAATATGCATTCATGCAAGCTTGCGATACCGCAGACGGCATCGAGCAAATGTTGGACTTCTCAATCAGTTATAGAGGTGAATAATGGCTGTTACTATTACATCAAATAAGAAAAATACGTCGGCCGTTATTCACGTTTCTGCTGCTAACACTACGATTAAAGTATCTGGTAATAGCATCACGACAAACGTAGATGCCACTTCTACATGTCTTGCACTCGGTAACGAAGTACTTAGCGGAGTATACATCACTCAAGCTTTCTTTGGAGTTGATCCGGCAGGTTATGCTGTAATCAAGCGCGGTTCAACTCCGATTGCAATCTATGATTCGACTGGATATGTAGACTACGCGGGTTCAGGTATGGCTCTTACTGTCGGTCAAACAGCAAACCTTACGGTTGAGTTCGTAGGTACTGCGAATGGCTACGTCTTGCTTGAAGTACAAAAAGCCGGTACTCTTCCAACAGAATATCTCGGATAAGGTAAGAACATGAAGCTAATTACAGAAGTTTTTGAAGATCTCAAATGTATCACAGAAGCCCGTGAAGACGGGAAGAAGAACGTATACATCGAAGGTATCTTCTTGCAAGGCGGCATTAAGAACCGTAACGGTCGTATGTATCCTGTCGAGACTCTCGAAAAAGAAGTGAATCGTTACGACGAATCTTATATTCAGAAAGGTAGAGCTCTTGGTGAATTAGG